CAAGGATTAAACTGTTCAAATAAAGGACCTGCAACGGCCCACGAATATTGTGCAATCTTAACGGGACGCTCCAAAAAACTTCCGAGATCGGAATTATTGGTCTCGCCTATTGTCATGGTTGGATCATACGAAGAGCTTACCTCCGTTCTCCAACCTGCGCTCTCATCCTCAAATGCGGTAATTTGATGGGTTTGAGCATCAGGTGCAGCGACTAGCGTAGTGCCGGTAGTACCTGATTGTGGTTCATATCCTTTAACGATAGGATAAAATCGGTCTCCAGAATTAGTTGGAAGACATTCACTATATAAAGTAGTAAAATTAGTAAGACATATTTATTTATAAAGATCGAAAACCCGCCTCAGGGTTATCGTCCATTGCTGCTTTGATGTGATGGTAAAGTCACGTGGCTAAATAACCACAGGCACTACGCCTCCCAAATGTACATAAGCAGTCTAAAATGAAAAAGTAACAGCACAATAACATCTATCTGTAAATCAGTATATACATAACATTTTTGGTTTGTCCATAGACTAACGATGACACATGAATGCGCCCCCGGAACGTTTTAATGAGCGTCGCTCAGTATGAAATAATTATAAAATTTTAATATTATCGAGAAATTCCGCAAAACGAGCAGGAAATTTAGGTGAACCATGGATATCAACCATAGCAAAACCTTTCTCAGTATATATTATAGAATATACAGTGGCATGTGGCATTAAAATGTGCCAAACATTGCCATATTTAGTTGCTTGAAATTTAACGTACTCAAGATAATACGGATCACGTCCTCGGGTACACTTAACTTCGACAACTAGTACTACACCACAACAAATATACACTAAATCTCCCTGACCGATTGTCGGGTCGACTATAGCATACTCTTCAAATGTGGGTTTTCCTAAAATTGCCTTGGCTTCATTAACCAACAATTCTTCCGCAAAACCTGGACCTGCATAAAATGACTGTTGAAGTCTATTAAAAGCATCTGCACCAATCTCTTGTCTATACTCCAGAATAAACTTTCTAGCTCTATTATGGATAGGATTAGGCGAAGACGACGGTTTGCGCAGTTCTTTAACAGGAAGCGACAACAAATTTGTAACAATTTTCCTCAAACCATTAGTAGGACAACTCTCTAACAAAGCATTAGTAGGCTTTGGAGAAGTGCACTTAACAGATAAGGTAGTTTCAATTTTTTGATGAACTTTCTTCACAGGCTGAGGCAATAGACCGGATTGAGGTACATATCGATCTTTCCAAGCAGTAACACGTTCAGCATGAGTGATTTCTAGTCCTGGCAAAATAAGATCTACACTCGCGGCAACTTGTTTCATTTGCTGGCGGCGTTTTTCATAAATTTCAGGACCATGATGGAACCACTCAAACATTGCTCCTTGGATATTGGAAGCACAGACATCTAAAGGTGTAACAGCTTTCGACCTCAAAATAGAATGTAAAGATTTGAAGATACTCATTTCATCTAGAGCACCTACAATTACACCTAATTCAGGATCAAATCTATCTTTGCGCTTTAGAAAATCGGCATCAAAGCGAGACATAAATTCCACCGGAGCGGAAGTTTTATCAGGCATAGTAAAAACAATATCATTGGCAGCCAAGAAATGGGCCATGGTAATGTGATTAAAACGATCATAACCTTTGCGAACAGATCCCTTAGCATCATCGCCATAAGTTGAAATTTTACATAAATCGCGAAAATGTGCATCGCGACCCAGCTTAAGTTCAGTACCTATAATAGCAAGTTCTTGCGTAGGGTATACGTTATTAAAAGCTAAACGATGAAGTAAAGAATTGACAATACTGTTAAGGTAAACTGTCATATTTTGTCCAGAAGGATTAGTACCCATAAAACGAATTAACGTTCCATTAAAAGCAACAAGTGGAGTACAAACTTCATGGGCAATAATCTTCATGACTTGTAGGTCATCAATAGAATAATTTCCACTCCATCTAGCTATATCAATCATAACACCAAAAGCCGCAATTGTAAGTTGGGCTGGCATTCGCAGATCGTATTTAGCATAATCTCCAGCAATACATCGATCATCACCGAAGTGAGCCATGTGTCGCGACAATTCATTCCATTCTGGACCGTGAGAATTAATTCCAACAGCACATTCAGAAATCAACGGATACATTGATAAAAAACGCGCTACTGGCAAATAATACTTTCTAATACAAATTTGAAGAACTATCGGTGCAGCTTGAAATACACGGACTTTCTCTTTAGACAATTTGGTAGGTTCATCTTTAAGAGAAGCGGCAAAGATTTGATTGGGACATATTCCCTGCCTAGCTTTGATATAAAACTCATCTACAAGAGCCCATATTTCAGGGGTAAATGTACGAGGACAAGTTTGATCAAAGGTAGGTTCAAGATCAATTATATAGGGCTCTTTAGGCCCTCGGATTGGAAAACCCATGGAAGTAGACATATTCATACTATCCACAAATCTCCGACCATCAATACCCGAAACGATTTCAATATCAGTTAAAGGTAATAATTGATCCTTCCACAATACTTTGTGGGAGTCAAAACAATCTTTCAATTCAAACAAATAATCCTTGGACGCAATATCAACAAGGGCAGGATCAAAACCTATCGAAGGTTCCGAACAAACACTCAAAGATGCATACCACGGTTTCCAAGACTGAGAGGAAACATGGCCATCTTCACGAACAATTGGATCAGTATATCTTGGAGATCCCCATTCATTAGGGACTCCACAAATTTCAGTAACAGCATCTGAGATGGGTGTTGACATGACACGCGACTTATAAGAGCAACGTCCCGTGACAGAACCATAAACAGATACTGCAGCATCCTTAGAAATAAACTGCGAAGGACAATGTTTGCTGATTTGGGTAGAAACAGCAATTTTCTTTCCAGCAACAATATCTTCAACATCAGAGGCTTGTGGGCCTAAGATAAAAGATTTACTCCTTTGGGATAACACGTTAATAGCAAATGTAAGATCTCCAGCAAGAACAGCTACACCGCAACCTTTATTAGTATTGGTGATGCCGCCTATGTGAAAACCCAAAATACCATTATTATGCACTCCAGCAATAATAGGAGACATACACATTCCGGCAAAAGTGACCATGCCAGAAATATCATAATAAGCTCCATTAAATTCATGCGTCCCATTGGATACACCGGATACTAACTGCCATAAAGCACGAGCTTCAAAAGGCGTAGCATCCTTAGTTAATCCTTGTATGGAAACAACAGTAGGTTGACGGATATTAGTCTGCATAAAATAGGAAATGGTATCTTTAAGTGGACCGGTATTGGGAACATAAACTACAGCCAAGTCAGCATTAGCAACTTGAACTGCATAGTCAGGATTGAGGACAAATTTAATCTTCCTCTTTCCCAAAACAAATGTAGCTTCACTCACAGTAGGAGGAAGCATATGAAATGGAATTAACAATACATTAGATTGTACTGCCCAAGCACCACAGAATTGCTCACCTATAAATATCTGACCTAAACTCTTAGACAAGCGATCTCCCATTTGGGCGAGAGATGCACATCCTGAAGTTGAAGTAACAGTATCTTTAGGCTGAACTTTCCACGGTGAAATTTCAGCATCACGTTCTTGAACATCAGTTACAGAGATAGGGTTTAAACTACCTTGCATACTTAATGAAGAACGTAAAGCTTTAACAACTTGAGCAACACCATAAATAAGTGCTAAGGAAGCAAAAGTGCCGCAAGCATATTGAACGTGCTTGTCGCGTGCAGATATAAATAATTCAGATAAGACTCCACGTCTTTCATGAATTTCTTCTAAATAAGCGGTCTTCTTAGCCTCTACGACACTAGCGTAGCAAACAAAGAAATAAAGACCTAACAACAGGGCAACAAAAACAGATAAATGCCAAGAAACAAATGAACATAGATAAGACATGCAAAGGATAAAAACAAGAAAACGATGGAGATAAGTTCGCATAGTTTGACCTATGTAATCTTCTCCAAAGTATAAAATTGTAGATAGCACATATTCATCGTCCATAAGTGATTCAGGAATCCAACTAGTCCATGAGGAATAGGGGGATTCACAAAAACGCGTATAGCCAGTTAATAATGCTTTAACAGTATAGTCCTCAATGTGAGTTTCAACATTCAGTTTCATTTTCCGAACTGAAATTTTACTCTGGGAGACTTTTTGCATAATAGTAGTTGCAATTCTCTCACCAAATTGAGGTTCCATAACACAAGTACAGCAATCAGCTAAATGATTACAATCATTACAGATATTAATCAAATCAGCCGGTTCCTGAAATGCATCGACAAGCTGAGTTTGCTTATCATTATGGGAAAGTGATTCGGAAATAATATAATCTAAATATTCATGTATATTCATATTAGATTTAAGAACTTCCCAACTGGAGAGGAACTGTTTACCTTCTCCATCGCCTACAGGTTTGTCAATATCTATAAGCCAAATGTCATTAATGGTTGACAATGTACCAAATTTGTCAATAACTTTATCGGAATCTAACATATTATCTGTCATAAATTCAGGACGCACACGCAATGTTACATGACAATGTGCGCGCCTAAGAATAGACATAGGATTATATGAGGTGACTCCAGCATGAAGATGCTTGACATTTGTTGTTATGGTTAAACAACGTGGTTCAATAGTAATTTTCCCTTTGTTGGCCAAATCTGCCATGATAGCAGCTTGACGAATATTATTACAAATTTTAATAATCCAATCTGAGGGAGCAGTCTCCCAGAAATCAGCTTTAGAATTTCCATAATCATCAAGTTTGATACCAGTAATATATGATTTATAAGAAGACATGTATTTGTCTTTTTCATCTAAAGTAACAATATATTCTGAAGTGGCAGGTGCGCCAATGGCTTTTAGAACAGCAGCCATAGTTAAATCAGCAAAGGTAGATTTTCCAACTCCTGAAGAACCAAAAATCTTTACAGTATAGGGAGATTTTCGGAGACCACCACAGACTCTAATTGAAGTAAAGTCTGCCTTGAGCTTGGATAAAGATTCCCATTTCTGCATAACAATTTTCTTCTCAGTGCCATTAGGCATAGTTTTGAAAAGAGAATGATATGTTTC